TTCACCCTGGCCAGCCTGGAAGACCGGACCCGCGGGGACAAGTACCGCGCCGCCGTCCCGGTCCACCTGGCCCGCCTCGCTGGTGAGGTGAAGCCGTGACCCGCCTCGATCCATCCGCCTGCACCCTGGAAGCGTGGCTCGCTGCCAGCCGTCCCCTCGTCGCCGCCCGTCGCAAGGTCGCTGCCGCCAGCGAGCGCCGGTACAACCTCCCGGCCGGTAGCAGCCGCGCCCGGGTCACGACCGCGAACGCCCGGTGGGCCACCGCCGCCGAGGCGTGCGACCGGATCGAGCGCGACCTGCGCGACCAGTGGGACGCCGCCCAGCGGGGCGAGGTGTCGCCATGATCGTCAACTCCACCGCCACCCGCGCCGCCCTGCGCCAGCAGATCGAGGCCACCCTGCGCCCGATCGCCGCCGCCAACCCGACCGCCTCACCGGAGGAACTGGCCGCCATCCTCCGCGCTGCCGCCCACGGTGACCACATGCTGTGGGACTCGACCCGGGACCGCCTCGTGCGGGAGCGCCGCTACGCCATGGGGTTGCGGGTGTGCGCGCAGCACAACGCCTGCCCGGACGCCGCGGCCATGGTGACCCTCGGGGTGGCCACCCTGCCCCTGTGCGAGCGCCACGCCGCCCAGCACCGGGGCGACATGGCCCGGTTCAACCCGGCCGTGGAGGAACCATGACCGTCATCGGCTACCGCATCCGGGCCACCTACGCGAACGGCGACTTCTACTTCACCGGGAGCCGCGGCTGCCCTCGCACAGCCTGCCGCCTCTCTGCCAAGGTCTACAAGACGCGGCAGGCCGCCCATCTTGCCTACTGGATGCTGGCCCCCAAGGGCATCGCCTGCGGCGACTCGTTCTGGGTCCGCGCCAAAGTGGTTCGCATCGTGCGCCGCGCCGCCGCCGAGGTGCTGCCGTGATGTTCGGTCACAACCCGTTCGTCCCGGGCGCCCACCACAACCCGGCGCTGCCGGACCTGCGCCGCGCCCTCGTCCGCACCGCGCTCCGGGACAGGACCGCGCTCGCCCTGACCGTGGCCTACCCGCTCGCCTGGCAGGCCGAACAGGACGCCGCCGCCTTGGTCCGCCAGCACGGGCACCGCGGGGCACGCCGCCTCGCTGCCCCGTCCGTCGAGTCACGTAAGGAGACACCATGAGCAATCCCACCATCAAAGACCTGAAGGATACCGCCGAACGCCTCGACGCCGTGGCGCGGGCTGCTCGCTTTGAACTCGGCGTTGCGGAGACCGCCAAGCGCAATGCCATCGAGCGATTCAACGCGGCCGACAAGGCAGAGATGGAGGCCCGCGCCGCTGCCAAGGAAGCCGAGCGCGCGTGGAAGCGTAGCCTCCCGCTTACGCCGGCCGCCGTGCGTGTGCTCAAGAGCGCGCAGGAAAAGTCGGTCGCCAAGTCGGAGACCGCAGAGGTCCTCTACAGCCTGGGCTTCCTGGACACGGCGCCGGGTCGGAGCCTCCGTTGGAGCGCCCCGTCGCGGTACGTCATCACCGCCCTGGGCCGGGCGAAACTGGCCGAGCCGCGGGGGAAGTCGTGATCCACGTCGGCCCCATCCTGGCCAGCGTCGCCCGTGCGCTGAACGACGCCCGCTATGCCCTCGCCATCCTCGACGCCCGGCGCGAGCTGCTGGCGTGGCACCTGCGCCGGACCCCTCCCGGGCGTGTGGGAGGGTGGTGGTCATGAGGCTCACGGAGGACGATCGGCAGCGGCTTACAGACTGGTGCCGCGTGGCTGGCTACTACACCCTGGCGTCCACCCTCGGCATGGCCGTGGGCACGCTCTACCAGGTGCGCCGGGGCGCTGCCCTGTCGGAGTCACGACGCAACCAGATCGTTGCCACCATCGCGCAGCCCCCGCCCCCGCGGCGCTGCCCGTGTGGCGCCGCGCTGGCGCCGTCACGCCACGCCGTCACGATCTTCTGCGACGCCTGCGCCGAGGAACGGGCGCGAGCGCCCCGGGCAACCAAACAGGCCCCGCGCCGCCGTGGTCGCCCTGTCGCCAAGCGGACGTGCCCGGCCTGCGGCGGCCCCGAGGTCAAGGATGGCCGTCTCGTGGTGTGCGTCGCCCGGTGCTGCCCGCCGAGGTTCGCATGAGCGCGCTTTTCTACCTCGGCACCCACCAACCGCACTGGCTCGCCCAGACGGACGTGCCGATGTTCGTGAGCGACGTGACCCTGCGGCAGTACAAGACCCTGCCCCGTGCCCGCGGTGCGTGGGCGCTTGATTCCGGGGGCTTCTCGGAACTCGGGATGCACGGCCGGTGGACCGTTCCGGCCGCGGACTACATCGCCCGGGTGCGCCGCTACCGTGACGAGGTAGGCGGGCTCCGGTGGGCAGCCATTCAGGACTGGGTGTGCGAGCCGTTCATGATTCAAAAGACCGGGCTTTCGGTGCGCGAGCACCAGCAGCGCACCGTCAACAGCCTGCTCTACCTGCGCGGCCAGGCCCCGGACCTGCCATGGGCGCCGGTGCTGCAAGGGTGGTCGCTCGGGGAATACCTCGATTGCGTGGAGCTGTACGAGGCCCACGGCGTCGACCTGGCTCGGGAGCCCATCGTGGGCGTCGGGTCCGTGTGCCGGCGACAGGGCACCTTCAGCGCCACGCAGATCATGGCGCATCTGGCCGGCATGGGCCTGCGTATCCACGGCTTCGGGTTCAAGACGCAAGGGCTCCTCGTCGCCGCCAACCACCTGACCAGCGCCGACTCGCTCGCGTGGAGCTACGCCGCCCGCCGGGATCGACCCCTGCCGGGCCACAACCTGCCGGGACCAGGGCGCCCCCGCGGGCACATCAACTGCGCCAACTGCCTGGAATATGCGCTGCTCTGGCGAGACGAACTGCTGACCAAACTTGGGGCCTCGCCGGGGATGCAACTGGACCTCTGGGCGAACCCCTCCTCCGGGGTCGATAGGGTGGCCTCATGAACCCGTACCTGACCAGCGGCCCGACCTGCGTTTCGTTCAGCGGCGGACGGACCAGCGGCTACATGCTGGCGCAGATCCTCGCCGCCCACGGGGGCACGCTGCCGCCGGATACGCACGTCATTTTCGCCAATACCGGCAAAGAGCGCCCGGAGACGCTGGATTTCGTCCACGAGTGCGCGACACGGTGGGGCGTCCACGTCCGGTGGATTGAGTGGCAGCGCGAGGCCCCGCGCTGGCGTGAGGTCACCTACCAGACGGCCAGCCGGGACGGGCGCCCCTTCTCCGAACTGATTGCGTGGAAGTCGTACCTGCCCAACCCGGTCCAGCGACTATGCACACAACACCTCAAGATTGACGCCATGATGCGGTTTCTGCGCGACGAGATCCGCGTTGGACCGCAATACACCTCCGTCATCGGCATCCGGTACGACGAACCCCGGCGCTGGCGGATCATTGGCCAGGACAGCCGCAACCGCCGAGAAACCAAGGTCGCCCCGCTGGTCACGGCCAAGGTGACCGAAGACGACGTGATGGATTGGTGGCGCGGTCAGCCCTTCGATCTCTCTCTCTCTCAGGGAGAGGGCAACTGCGACCTGTGCTTCCTCAAAGGCGCCGCCATCAAGGACCGCATCGTGCGCCAGCGCCCCGACCTAGCCGAATGGTGGGCCGCTCAGGAAAACCCGAAGGAGGGTACGCGCCGCCTGTGGCGCAGCACCGGGCCCACCTACGCGCAACTCCTGGACCGCGCCCGCCGACAACTCCCCCTCTTCCCAGACCTGGGCGAGTCCGAGCCGGACTGCGCCTGCACCGACTAGGACCACCATGAGCCGCCCCTGCGCCCACGCCCCTTGCGGCGCCGCCTTCACCGGCAGCGAGCGCCGCCGCTACTGTTCGATCCGCTGCCAGCAGGCCGCCCGCAACGCCGCCCGGACCCCACCGGACGCCCGGCTCCCACGACCCTGCGCCCACGCCCCGTGCGGCAAGGCGTTCGTCGGCGTCCACGGCGCCCAGCGGTTCTGCTCCCCCGCGTGTAGCCGGGCGGACCTCGCCGCGCGTCGCATCGCCGCCAACGCCCCGCGCACCCAACTCGTGCGGCAACTCAGCGAAGAGGGCGAGGCGACCCTGGCCCGGATCACCGCGCTGCTGGAAACCGCCCCGATGCTCACCGTCGACCTCGCCGCCCGGCTCGGGATGCCGGTGCAAAGCGTGGCCCGGGTCTGCAAGGCCGCTGCGTCCCGCCACGCGCTCACCCGCAAGGGCCTCACCTGGACGCTCCCGGCAGCGCCCCCGACCCCGGAGCGCCGCGGCGTCACCGTCCAGCGCATCCCCGAGCGCGGCATCGTCGTCATCACCCGCCATGCATCGCCCCGGTTCACCCGGGCCTTGAACATCCACGCGCCCCCGGCGGAAGTCGCCGCGTGGGTCGCCCGCCTGGAGAGACCATGACCCCGACCTGCCGCCTTCCCGGCTGTGGCCGCCCGGTCGCCACACCGGCCAGCCACGTCTGCCAGATCCACCAGGACCACCACACGCCCATCGTCGTGGGCCGCGCCCCGACCCACGCCGCCAACGTCACCGCCTGCCCGGCGTGCGGCGGCGCCGTGAAGCGCGAGGGAACGCTCGTGTCCTGCCGTCGTCGCCCGGCGTGCGGGTGGAGCGAGTTCGTGAGCCGCGCCGTCCGTGCCCCGGCGGACCCCTCTCCCCAGCGTGGCAGGGTGCGGCCATGACGCACAGGCAGACGTTTCTCTTTGACGATGCGGTGCCTCACCTGTCCGGGTGCGGGCTCATCTTCGACTACTTTGCCGGGGCCGGCGGTGCCTCGACGGGGATCGAGTGGGCGCTGGGCCGGTCCCCGGACGTGGCCATCAATCACTGCGAACATGCCGTGCGCGTCCACGAACTCAACCACCCACGCACCGACCATGTGCGCGTGGACGTGTGGGACGTGGACCCGGTGCGCCACCTGCCACCGGGCGACGTGAGCCTGTGCTGGTTCTCCCCGGACTGCCGGCACTTCTCCCGGGCCAAGGGCAGCACGCCGGTCAGCCGCAAGGTGCGCGGGCTCGCGTGGGTTGCCCTGCGCGTGGCAGGGCGACGACGGCCGCGCGTCATCGTGATCGAAAACGTCCCGGAGTTCGTGACGTGGGGGCCCGTGCGCAAGCGCCGTTTCGGCCGTCACAAGGGCAAGGTCATGCCGGTGTCCACGAAGGTAGGTCAGAGCTTTCGCCGGTTCATCGACCAGTTCCGGGCACTCGGCTACGTGGTCGAGTACCGCGTCCTGAACGCCGCCGACCATGGCGCGCCGACCTCGCGCAAGCGTCTGTTCCTGATCGCTCGCTGCGACGGGGCTCCGGTGGTGTGGCCGGACGCGACGCACGGGCCAGGCCGCGCCCATCCCTACCGGACGGCCGCCGAGTGCATCGACTGGTCGATCCACTGCCCGTCGATCTTTGACCGCAAGCGACCGCTGGCCGCGGCCACCTGCAAGCGCATCGCCGACGGGCTGCGCCGCTACGTGATCGAGAACCCGAGGCCCTTCCTGGCGCCGGTCGACGGCGGCCTGGTGGCACACACCATGGTCCAGACCGGGCACGGGGAGCACGACAAGCAGCGCCCCCGCAGCCTGGACCTCGGCGTTCCCCTTGGCACGGTGGTCACCTCGACCAAGCACGCCCTCGTGGCCGTGTGGCTGGCCAAGCACTACGGCGGCGTCGTGGGGCACGGCGTCGACCGACCCATCGGGACCATCACCACGGTGGACCACCACAGCCTGGTGGCGTGCCACCTGTCCACGCTCCCGATGCCGGAAGACCGGCGCAACCTCGTCGCCTCGTTTCTCACGACCTACTATGGCCAGGGCACCGGGCAGAGCCTTGACGACCCGATGCGCACGGTGGTCACCAAGGACCGCTTCGGGCTGGTCACGGTCGTGGTCGACGGGCAGACGTATGCCGTCGTCGACATCGGGCTACGGATGCTGACCCCGCGAGAACTGGCGCGAGCCCAGGGGTTCGATGACACGTTCCAACTCATCGGCACCCAGACCGACCAGGTGGCGCGCGTCGGTAACAGCGTGTGCCCTCCGCTGGCCCGCGCCATCGTTGCCGCCAACCTGGGCGAGCCGTCCCGGGGAAACGGGGTGCGGCTGTGATGCAGGGCATCCTCGAAATCCTCGCCGGTGTCGCCATGCTGGCGCTGGCCGTGTGCAGTAGCGCCGCGGTCACCGGGAGGGAGCGCCGATGACCGTGACGGAAGCCCTTGAAGCCCTGGCGGCCGTGGGCGGCGACACGATTCTCCTCGTCGCGGACCCCACGGACGGGCTAGCCGTCGTGCTGTGGTGGGAAGACCCGGCGCGACGCCTTGCCTTCACCGGCGAGGCCACCAACCTGGACGGCGACGACCTCGCCCTGTACCTCGTCAGCAAGGCGGCAAGCTACCTGGCCAACGAGGCGAACGGCCGTGGCGACCTGCGCCGAGCGGTGCGCCTGCGGACCGTCGCCGCCCAGGCAGAGAACGCCATCGGCTGACCCCTCCCGGCGGCGTGCGACAACAGGGACACGCAACGCCCGCCCGGCACGTCTGCCGGACCCGGTGCCGCACGTCCCTCATCCCATGCCAGACCCACAAGAGATCCTCGCCACCATCGCCGACATCCGCCGCGGCCTCGACACCCTGGAAGCCCAGGTCACCGGCGCCGCCCCACCGCAGCGCCAGACCGTCAACGCCGCCCTCGGCCTCCCGGAGCCCGCCAGCGACGCGGACCTCGACAGCCAGTACGGCGACCCGGAGGTGCGCAAGGACCCGAAGGACTGGCAGGGGCAAACGCTCGTCGGCGCGAAGTACAGCCAGTGCCCGCCGGACTTCCTCAAGATGCTCGCCGGGCTGCTGGCGTGGCAGGCCCGCAAGTCGGACGAGAAGAACGAGATGGCCAGCAACGGCAAGCCCCGGAGCGCGTACCTGATTCGTGATGCCGCCCGCGCCCTTGGATGGGCCCGTCGGATCGATGCCGCCCGCGCCCCCCGTCGACCCGTCCCCTCAGCTGGCGTCACCGGCCGCGGCAGCATGGCCGACGAGGGCGACATCCCGCCGTTCTGACCCCTCCCTGGCTGGGCGCATCCTCCGGCCATGCGCTCCCTGGCCAGCATCCGCCCCGCCCTGCCACCGTCGCCCGCCACGCCACCCGCCCCGGACCTGTGGCGCGTCGCCACCGCCGAGCACCACGCCGCCCTCGTCTGCGTGCGTGACGCCCTGGCCCGCGTCGTCGCCACCATGGCCGGCCATCGCCCGGACCCCCGCGCCCTGGCCGCCCTGGGCGCTGCGCTGGACGTAGCCGAGGCCGCCGCCCGCACCGTCGGCACCGCGCGTCCGGCTCACCCGGACGACGCCGCGCTGATCGACGCCGCCGACCTGGCCAAGCGGCTGGTGATGCAACTGCGCCAGCTCGCCCGCGCCCCCGGCCAGAACTGGCACCGCGACCGGTGGATCGACCGGATCGCCGCCACGCTCGGTGAGGCCGCCGCGCTGACCCCTCCCGGCACGCTGGCAGGGTGAGCGGATGATCCTGCTAGGCATCGACCCGGGCGCCCCCGCCAAGCCCACCCCTGCCAACCGCACCCCCATCGCGCTCCACGGCTGGTGCCTCCTCGACGTGCAACCCGACCAGCGCCCCGTGTGGGTCAGCGCCGGGCACAGCGAGATGGCCGGGCTCATCGACCTGATCGAGCACGCCAGCGACCTCGACGCGGTGGTCGTGGAACGCCCCGTCCGTGCCCACAAGATGGAGGCCAACATGCCGCTGCTAGAGACCGCCCTGGCCGCCGGGGAGTTCTACGGCCGCGCCGCGCAGATGGGCCGCGCCGCCGCGCTGCTGTCCGCCGAGTCGTGGCGGGCGTGCGTCGCCGGGTCGTCGTCCGCGTCGGACGCACGGGTCAAGACGGCGCTGGGCATCCACCTGCCCAACCTGCCAAAGCGGTCCAACCCGCACGAACGCGACGCCGCCGGGGTCGCCCTCGGCTGGGCGCTCCGGTCCGGTCTGCTGGTCGGCGGGCGCGGCCGCCTGACCCCTCCCGCGGCTGCCGCAAGGTGAGCGCCATGTCCTCCCCCAGCACCCCCGCGCCAGCTCGCACCGGGCGCCCCCGCAGGGCCATCCCCACCGGCGCCCGGTTCGGCCTCCTCGTCGTCGACGGCCCCGCCCCGGACCACCAGCGCAAGGGCCGGCGCAGCCCCGCGTGGTGGTGCCGGTGCGACTGTGGCCAGCGCGTATCGGTCACCACCGAGAGTCTGGAAGCCGGCACCCTGTCGTGTGGCTGCCTGCGCAAGGGTAGCCTGCGCCGCCAGCCCGTCCCCGTGGGCGAGGACTTCCTCGGCATCGTCGTCGTCGGCCCCGCCCCGGACGTGCCGGACCGGTACGGGCACCACGTCGCGTGGACCTGTCGCTGCCACTGCGGCGCGCTGTTCACCGCGCGCGCCCACAACGTCAAGAACTTCAACACCAAGTCGTGCGGATGCGCTCGGCCGTGGCGGACCCCTCCCGGCGCCGGGGCAGAGTAGCGCCATGCCCGCCTATGACTGCCAGATCCTCGACGGACGCGGCACCCTCCTGGCCACGCTGCCGACCATCGAGGACGCGCTGTACGCCGCCCGCACCGACCCCCTCGCCCCGGCCGCCCGGCGTGTCGTCCGCGCCAGTGACGGCGCCGTCCTGGCCTATCGCCGCACCGTCGCCACGCCCCCGCGTCCGTCCGTGCGCCTCACGCCGCCCGCCCCGATGTGCCCGGTCTGGGCGGCGCTGGCCCACCCGCGGACCTGGCCGGAGGTGCTGGCCGTGTACCCGCACGCCCCGGCGGACGCGCTGGGCCGCCGTGCCCTGTGGCTGATGGACCACGGGTTCGTGGCCATCCACGCCGGCACCCTGGCGCGCTGCCACGAGGAGCCCCCGCCGGTGTGGTCCTGGCACGCCGACCACTCCGCTGCGTCGGGCAAGGTGACCACATGATCCTCACCGGCGCCGCCATCCGCGACGAGATCCGCCGCGGCTTCATCACCATCACCCCCTGCGACCCGGACCAGATCGACCAGGCGGGCGTCACGCTGCACTTGCACCCGCGCCTGCTGGTGATGTGGCCCAACGGTGACCTCGACGTGCGGCAGCCCTGCGCCGATTCGTTCCAGCCGGTGCAACTCGACGACACTGGCGCCTTCATGCTGTACCCGGGCTTCTTCTACCTCGGCGCCACCCTCGAAAAGATCCATGCGCCCCACCACGTAGTCCGCGTCGACGGCAAGAGCAGCCTGGGACGCAAGAGCCTGGAGGTCCACCGCACCGCCGGCCACGTCGAGCCGGGGTTCGCCGGCCACGTCACCCTGGAGATGGCCGTGCTCACGCCGCTGCGCATCCCGCCCGGGTGGCCCGTGTGCCAGGCGGTCTTCCACGAGGTCCGCGGCCCCGTCGAGTCCTACGCCGACCGGGGGCACTACGCCGACGCCAGCGCCGCGGACGGGCCCCAGGTCAGCCGCAGCCACCTCCACCGGGCGAGGCATGTCGGGCCGCCTGACCCCTCCCGCCGGTGAGGCAGGGTGACGCCATGGCTGACGACACCGTGACCCTGACCATCCCCCGCGAGGCGCTGACCGTGGTGGCGCCGCCGCCGGTGTTCGTCCACCAGCGCAACGTGGCCGCCGTCATCGGGCTGCCGGCCGCGCAGTACCTCGCGCTGTGCCGCCGCGGGGCGTGGCCCGTTGTGGCCGAGGGGAAACTGCGCCTGGCCCGCCGCGAGGAAGTCGTTGCGTACCTGACCGCGCAGGAGCGTATCCTGGAACGCCGCGCCGCCCTCGCCGCCGTGACCAGCGACGAGACCCGGCCGTTCACCCTCGACGATCTGCCCCCAGGAAGCACCCCGCGCCATGCCACGCCCCTCGACCGGAACCGCCTACGAGAAAGGCGGGCACCTGTACGCGCAAGTCACGCTCGCGCCCGGTAAGCGCCGCCCGTTCCCGTGTCCGCCGCACATCAAGACCCTGGCCAGGGCCAAGCAGTACGCGGCGTTTCTGAGCGAGCAGATCCGCGCCGGCACCTGGAACCCGGCCGCCACGATGCCGACCATGCCGGAGGCCGTCGAGGGCACGTTCCGTGCGTGGTCGACCGCGTGGATAGAGCACCGCGCCCGCCGTGGTCTGGTCGGCGCCAAGGACGACGAGAGCCGCCTGCGCGTGCATGTCTGGCAGCACCTCGGGGACAAGCCGGTGGACCGCATCACGTCGACCGATCTGGAGCGGCTGGTGGCCCACCTTGACGAACGGATCCACGCCGGCACGATGTCCTGGAAGCTGGCGCGCAACGTGTGGGGGCTGGTTAGCAAGGCGTTCGCTGACGCCTGCAAGAGCAAGGACCCGAAGTTGCGCGTGCGCCGCGACAACCCGGCGTCGACCGTGGCGCCCCCGGACAAGGGCGCGGTCAAGGCAAAAGTCTACCTGTGGCCGTCGGAGTTCCTGGCGCTGGTGACGTGCGAGCAAGTGCCGATCCGGTACCGTCGGCTGATCGCGCTCAGCGTGTACCTCTACTGCCGCGCAGGGGAACTAGAGGCCCTGCGGTGGGATGCGCTGGACCTGGACCACGGCGTCATCCACGTGCATCAGGCCACGGACCGCTACCGCGAGATCGGCACCGTGCGCCACACCAAGGGCAAGGAGGCGAGGAGGTACAGCCTGGAACCGGCGGTCCTCCCGCTGTTGCGGCAGCTCCGGGAAGAGGCCGGCGGCGCCGCGGCGTCCGGGCCCGTCGTCAAGATGCCCCCGGCCGAGGATCTGGCGGACCGGCTGCGGCAGTACCTCCGCTGGGCTGGCGTGACCCGCGAGGAGTTGTTCGTGCCGGTCGACGACCCGACCCGCAAGCGGATCACCTGGCACGACCTGCGCGCCACGGGCATCACCTGGCGTGCGGTCCGTGGTGACGAGCCGTTGAAAATCCAGGCCGCCGCCGGGCACAAGGACTACGGGACGACGGCCGGTTACGTGCGCGAGGCCGAGGCGCTGGCCAGGGGGTTCGGCGAGGTCTTCCCGGACCTCTCGGCGCTGCTGGCGTGCGCCTACCAGGCCAGCCTACCGGTGAATGATATCGCGGTGTTACACGAGCCCAACGACGCCGAACCCGCTGGGGGACAGCCCCGTTCGCGCTGGTTTGCTGGTGCGTAGGGGGTTCGAATCCCGCTGGGGACGCCACGACCGCAGCATGTTTCGGCCGCAGACCTCGCCCGGTAGGCGCTACCTGGTAGGCTATTACCAGACCCCTCCCCGGCCCGTGCCACCCTGCCCGGCGTGACCCCGCCCGCCCTGATCCTGGTCTGCGGCTCCCGCACCCTGGCCACCCACCCGGACGCTCGCACCCGCCTGGAGCGCGTCCTGGCCCCGCTGCTGGTCGCCCGGCCGTGCCTTCTCACCGGGGGCGCCACCGGCCCGGACACGTGGGCGCTGGACCTCGCCCGGGACCGGGGCCTGCCGTGGGCGGCGCTCCTGCCGTCCGGGGTGAGGCAGACGCACCGGGGCACCGACCGCTGGAGCCCCGTGCCGGTCTACCCGCTGGCGCGCAACGCGGCGCTGGTCCGCCTGGCCGCGAGCCACCACGAGGTCGGCGCCCGGGTCCTGGTGGTCGGCGCCGTCGACCCGGCCAGCCGTAGCCACGGCACGGACCACACCCTCGGGCTGGCCAGGGCCGCCGGGCTGGCGGTGCGGCGCTACGTGTTCACAGCCAAAACGTAGGGGTCCGGGAGAAAAGCGACGGGAGGTGTTGGCGGGATGTTGACAATACGGACGGCCGTATTATGATGTTCTCTGTAGCCGGGACCAACCAACCCGGCCCCGGAGATTGCCACCATGACCAAGACCCCCGCCATCAAGCCCTTCAAGTCCGACCGCGCCGCCAAGATGGCCATGACCAAGGCCGAGCGCGCCTACAACGAGGCCCAGGCGGCGACCGGCGGCTACTACGGCCGGTGCGTGCAGGACCCCAACAACCACCAGACCACGGAAGAGATCCTGGCCGACCTCCGCAAGTTGGAAGCCCTGCGGGACCAGGCCTACGACTACGCGGCTGCCGTCTATGCTCAGGCCCGCTCGCAGGGATTCTGGGTCAACTCCTGGTGTTTCAACACCAACCCCACCCGCGACCTGATCCACGCCAACATCGACTGACCCCCCCACCCTACCCCACCCGCCCCGGACTCCAGCGCCACCGCGCCGGACCGGGGCTCGGGGCGTTGGAGAAACGCCATGATCGACTACCTCAAGACCCGTTGCACCGTTCGCCCCGCTGGCGCCTATGGGCGCGTCGTCCTGGACGCTGGCGCCGAGGTCATCCAGTTGACCTACAACCCGAGCCGCCGCGAGTGGGACGTGTACGCCGTGGGCCCCGACGGGCTCGCGTCGTTCGTGGCCAAGCGCAAGCCGAACCTGCGCGAACGCCGGGGTTTCTGAACAATCGGCAGGCCCCGTGAACTTTTACCCTTGCACATACGGACGGCCGTATTAGGATACCTCTCATGGCCAGCGAGAAACACAACACCCGGAAGCAGCGCGAGTCGGTCTCCAAGCGAATCGGCGACAAGGCCACCGCGTGGATCTGGCGCCGCGACCGCTGCCAGTGCGCTTACTGCGGCGTCGCCCTCACCCCCGGCCGGGGCGCCCACCTGGACCACCTCACCCCCGCCCACCACGGCGGCGCCGACGTCGTGACGAACCTGGTCCTGGCCTGCGAGTCCTGCAACTCGGCTCGCCAGGACATGAGCCTCGCCCAGTGGGCTGCCTACGCCAAGGCCACCTACGGCCTCACCGTCCGCCCCGCCCGCATCCTCGCCCGCGCTGCTACCCCGGTCCCGGCGGCGCTGGCCGGCACCGGCCGCGCGTGGATCGGCTGCCCTGTCGCCGCGTGAGGTATCCTGCCCGCCACCACCCACCCAGAGACCGACCCCCATGCGTATCCCTGACCTGACCCTCACCCCTGCCCTCCTCGACTGGCTCGCCAGCCGGGGCGACGGCGCCCCGCTGTCCGTCACACAGGACGGGCCGGACCTCCTCATCACCCGCGCCGACGGCAGCGAGCCAGCCGACCACGAGCAACGCCGCGTCGCCGGCATCGTCGCCGCCCACGCCGCCGAGCCGCTGCGCCCCATGAGGCTCCGGTGAGCCCCGCCGGCAAGGCCCGCGACCACGCCGCGGAGAACGCCAACAGGTCCCGGGTCCGCCTGGAACTACGCCTCACCGACGAGGAACGCGAGGCCGTGGAAGCCCTCCGCGCCCAGCTCGGCGGCGTCACCCTGGCCGGCACCCTCCTCGGCTGCGCGGACGCCGTGCGGGTACTGCTCACCGGGGGCAGCAAGGCCGCCGCCCTGGCCACGGCCCGGGAACGCGCCGCGACGCCGCCGCCCCCGCCAGGCCCCCGCCCCCGCGACGGCTCCCGGGGCTGACCCGACCGGGCGACGAGGGGGCGTCGCTTTTCAAGTTGACAATACGGCCGCCCGTATTATGATCTTCCTTGTAGCCGGGACGAACCACCCCGGCCGGAGATTGCAACCATGTCCTACATCGACGACCCCGCGACCGCCCTCCTCGCCACCGATTGCGCCGTCTGCAACCGCCCGCTCCGGGACGCCGTGTCTGTCGAGGCGGGCATCGGTCCCGACTGCCGCCGCAAGCACGGCTACGGCGAGGCCCAGGGCGACGCCGACTGGGCGGCCTTCGATGGCTTGCTGACCGCCGCCCCCTTCGATCTGGTGGCCGCGCTGGTCCCTGCCCGGGGCGACGCCCACCGGACCGCCAACATCCTCGTCCACCGTGCCGCCTGCGCCGCCCGTGACGAGCGCGCCATCCACGCCCGGCTGGTCGGGGCGCTGGGCTACACGGTCCTCGCCGCTGCGCTGGCCCGGGGCGCCGGTGACGTGGTGGAGGTCCAGCCCCTCGACGAGACCACCCTGACGGTCCGCGCCCCCTACAGCCCGGCCTTCAACGACGCCCTGCGCCGGCAGCGGGTCGGCGCCCGGTGGGACCGCGAGGTCAGGACCAGCGCCAAGCGCCCCGGCGCGTGGGTCGTGCCAGCCACCGCCACGGCCAAGCGGGGCCTGCTGGCGGCGCTCCGGGAGGCGTTCACCGGCACCCTGCTGGTCAGCGCCCGGGGCGTCACCCAGCTCTGACCGCGCCGCCCCGTCGAGGCGGACCCCGCGGAACACCGGGGTTTTCGACAATCGGCGGGGCCCTTGTCTCTTTCGATGTTGACAATACGGCCGGCCGTACACATACTCCTCTCATGACCCGCACCGAACTCTGCCGCCGCCTCCTCGCCAACAAGCTTGCCGCCCAGATCGCCCTCGACGTGGCCGGTGGCCGCAGCGAGTCCGAGGCGCTGCTCGACATGGGCGAGGAGTGCGAGCGCCTGGAAGCCGAGGGCGCCGACGAGGCCACCTGGGTCAGCTACCCGGAACTGGCCGCCGCCTACGACCGGATCTGCCCCCCGGTCCTCGACTGGCGCGACGTGCCCCCGCCCTACTGAGACCACCCCGACCCCTGCCCTACCCCGGAGACCCGACCATGACCAAGCAAGCGAAGACGACCGGCAAGACCTACCGCGTGGGCGATGCGCTCGGCTCCGTTCTGGAGATCTACCTCCTCGACGGGCTGCGCGAAGACCTCGACGTGTTCGAGGAGGACGCCCCGGCGTTTGCCCGTGTCCACGAGTTCGTCAAGACCGCATGGGCCACCCGCAAGAGCCTCACCGTCCCGGACGATGACGGCCTGCTCTGTGACCTGCTGACCGTCCTGAACTGGGCCGGGGACAGCATCTACGACGACCTCCGCGCCGAGGAGCGCCTGCCGCTGGCGCCGCGCCCCAAGAAGGCCAGCCACGACGAGGAGCGGCCCCTGTGGTCCTCGGGGCCCCTGCCACGGACGCGCGACGTGGAAGTGCTCCAGGTGTGCAAGGCGCAGACCCGCGCACTGGACGACCTCGTGGCCCGGCTGATCCGCCAGCGCAGCGCCCTCCACGCCGCGCGGAAGGCTGCCTTACCAGCGACCCGTTGAAGCCCGGTCGTTTTGATGTTGACAATACGGCCGGCCGGATTATGATGTCTGAGTACCGGGGCCAACCACCCCGGCAGGAGATTGCCCACCATGACCAAGACCACCCGACTCGCCCACGCTACCCTCCTCGCCGCCAGCGCTGCCCCTGCCCTCCGGGCGCAGGTCGCCGCCCTCCTCGCCCGCGTCGACGCCACCGACGAGTGGGCGCTGCTCATGGCCAACGGCAGCACCCTCGCCCTGGTCCGCGACGCCGCCGCCCTGGCCCCGGGTGGGCTCGCCACCCACGGCGCTGCCCTGGCGCTGGTCGCCACCCTCGCCGCCGCCCTCACTGGCAGCCCGGCCCGCTGGGCTACCCTGCCCCTGCCCCGCCAGGTCGCCGGGCTGGCGCTGCTGGGGGAGCTGGTCCGGGGGCCCGCCCGCGAGGACCGCTACGCCGTGGTGGACGGGGGCGATGTCGACCCCTGGCAGATGGCAGCCTGACCTTGTGGGGGGGGGACCTTACGATTCTTCCTTGACGAGTGACGAACCAGAACTATAGTGATTGAACAGACGGCGGGGACACCAACCAACCCCGCCCCGGAGATTGCCACCATGACCACCATCGACACCGTGACCGCCGCCCCCGAGACCACCATCGCCCCCGTCACCGTCGCCATCGACGACGGCCCCGTCACCCCGGACGCGGACGGCCGCAGCCGCGGGTGGCGCGCCACCGTCATCGTCAGCCCGACGGAGCGCCGCGCCTCCCTGTTTACCGCCATCGGCAGCGGCGTGCCGGCCGACGTGTGGCACAACCGGGTGCTGTCCCTGGCCGTCAACACCGCCGCCAGCGGCGAGGCCGTCCGCGCCATCCTGGAAGACGACGCCGCCCAGGCCATCCTCGCGGACCTGTGCGACCAGTACGAGGGCGACCGGTGGGACGGCCACAACCACGTCGGACGCTGGCCCTGCGACGAGGGCGGCACCCCGGACTACCTGCCGCTCATCATGCGACTGGAGGCGATGATCGCCGAGGCCCCCTGCTACAGCAGCGCCGCGGACTGGTGCTCCCCGGCGTGGAGCGAGTGCAAGCGGGAGGTCGAGGCCGCCATCCTCGGGGCCAAGGACGCTGACGCCGAGGAGGCCGCGCTCACCGCGCTGGTCGACAAGTGGGCCACCGACGCTCGCGACAACGGCGCGCTCATCGACGCCGCCGACCTCCGCAAGCAGGTGGACGCGATGGCCGAGGAGTTGGCCGGTGACCTGGCCGACGACGAAACGCTGTACGTTGTGGAGGGCGCCCGCGTCGACGCGCTCCGTGACTGCGACCTCGGCGCGGTGCTGGCGGACGTGGGTAGCCTCGGGGAGACCTGGTGCCTGGTCGAAGCCACCAGCGAGATCCGCGCCGCCCGCAAGGCGCGCACGCTCCGGGCGCAGGGTGGCGCTGCGTGCGTCGCCGAGGTCCGCCGGCTGGGCGACGAGTGGACCTGCGCCATGGATGGCCGTGACGGCGTGGCGGCACTGGTCGCCGCCCTGCCAACCTGACCGCCACCCTCCCCGCTCGCCCCGACGGTGCCACCCTGGCGCCCCGGGGCATGTGGCGTTGGAGGAACCCCATGGCCCGACCCACCGACAAGATCCGCCTCGCCACCCTGACCCCGGACGCCATCGCCGCTGAGGTCGACGACCGCCTGTTGCGCTACCTCGGCCGGCTAGCGTTCCCACTCAGCCCCGGCATCGCGCTCCACGTCCAGCACCACGGTCAGAGCGACCTGGCCCTCACCGCCAGCGCGCTCGTGACCTATGCCCAGCGGGGCCTCCCGGTGTGGGACTGGCGCACCCACGGGGAGGCCGAGGACGCCTGCCAGAGCCTCGTCAGCGGGCTGTACGGCTGCCCCGCCCACCCGGGCGTCGAGGGCGGCGTGGGGCCCCTCGACGACGCCCTCGACGGGGCGGACCTGGACGACGCCCTCGACCTCGTGCTGGTCGCCGCGTGGGCCCGGGTCACGCTGGCCAAGGACGGCGCCCTCACGGCGCGGCAGCTCGGCGCCCTCGCCGGCCTGGAGCACCGGCACGTCCGGGAGCTGAGCCGCGCCGGGGAGTTGCCCCTGACCGGCACCCGCCCCGCGACCTGTCCCGCGGAGGACGCGCGGCGCTGGCTCGGGGCGCGCGGGGTGGTCGGGCTGTGAGCGACGGTGCTACGGCCGCACCCACTCGCTGAACCGCAGCGCCAGCGGGGTGCCGTCCTCGGGGGCGTGGTGCTCCGACGAGAGGCGGTGCCAGCCCTCCGTGAGCACGTGCGGAAAGTCGAGGCGCACGTCCGCCAGCGGGTAGGACGCGCACACCTCCGTCAACAGCATCCGGTCGCAGCGAGGGAGTAGTTGGCGGAAGACCTCGGCGCCGCCGATGACCATGACCTCCGGCTCGCTGGCGAACGAGGCCGCCGCGTCGTCCGCGGACTGGTAGACGCCCACCAGCGAGGACGACGCGGGCACCGTCGCGGAGGCGTGCGTGCGTGTCAGCACCACGAGCCGGCGACCCGGGAGGCGCGGCAACACGTCGTAGGTCTTCCTGCCGACGATGCAGACCTTGCCGTCCGTCCGTCCGCGGAAGTGCCGCATGTCCCTGCCGAGACGGGGCCAGGGCATCCCGCCCGGGGAGGACGTGTCACCGATGGCGCCGTCCGTGGACACGGCGAGGATGGCGGTCAATCGAGGGGTATTGCTCATACCGGCGACCCTACCTCACCGCTCGCAGGGGTCCGCCGTCGTGGGCGCCCCAAGGATCGGCAGCAGCGCCGCCATCACCACCTGGACCCGCGCCGCCTGGCACGCCACCGTGTCCGGGGCGCTCGCCCACCACGACACAACAGGCGCCGCGTGGTGGACCTCCACGAGCCGGTCCAGCGCCCTCTCGGCAGCGCGCAGCACGTCCCCCGGGTAGACCTCGCCGGCCGGCGTGAGCCAGCGCAGGACGACGTGCCGGACCCGGGCCGGTGGCGGGACCAGCAGGACGGGGCGCGGTGGCAGGGGCGGCGGTCGATGGCGGGCCATGCCCGCAGGGTGCCTCACCGCGACGAGGGGTCAGACGGCCACCTCGCCCGGCAGCGCCGGCCCCGGCGCGTAGCCGATGAGGCGCACGTCCTCCGGGCGCAGCGCCTCCGATTCGCCGCCGCTGCCGCCGTAGGGGCGGACGACGAACCCGCGCTCGCGGCGCCAGTCCACGCACGGCATGGCCACCGGACCCGACCCGATCCGCACCTGCGGGAGCGAGTGCGCCGGCTCTCGCGTGAGCAGCATGCGCGCCGCCTCGACGTGGTTGTCGTACAGGTGCAGGTTGCCGAAGTTGAAGATCAGCCGCCCCGGGCGCAGGCTCGTCATCTGCGCCAGGAGCCAGGTCATCAGCGCGTAGGACGCCACGTTGTACGGCACCCCGAGGTACAGGTCCGCGCTCCGCTGCGTCACGATGCACGTCAGGGTGCCGTGGATCGGGTCCACGTCCCACTGCGCCAGCACATGACACGGGGGCAGCGCCGCCACCGTGGCGTCCGCCGGGTTGAGGCCGGTGAGCAACAGTCGACGCGCTGCCGGGTGCGCCGGGTCGGCAGCGACGGCGCGCAGGTTCGTGACGAGCTGGTCCACCTGGTCCACCACCCGCCCGTCCCGCCCGTGGAACGCGCGCCACTGCGCCCCGTACACCGGGCCAAGGTCGCCGTCGTCCCGCGCCCACTCGTCCCAGATCGTCGACCCCAGCGCGCGCAGGTCCGCGGCGTTCGTCGACCCGGAGCAGAACCACAGGAGTTCCGCCACCACGCTGCGCCAGTGGATCGACCGCAAGGTCAGCAACGGGAGACCGGCGGACAGGTCCGTGACGAGGTGAGTGCCGATGACCGTGCGAGCCCCGACCGGCTGCCCGGTAGATCGCAGCACGGCGCGGGTCGGGCGCGGTTGCCCGGCCAGGGTGGCGATGACCATGCGCTGGTAGTCGTAGTCGAAGGACTCGGCCATGGTCACGCCCCCGCCGTGGCGGCAGGCAGCGCATCCGCTTCCGCCTTGCACATCTCGGCCAGGTGCTTGGTCATGGCCTCGTCGATGGTGCCGTCGATCAGCGCGACCAGGAAGCGCCGGCACGCCATGGTGTCGGCGCCGTGGACCAGCACCTTCCTGGCCATCTCCCGGTGGTCCTGGTGGACGGTGATCTTGTCGGCGCCACGGCCCGCCTTGTCGAACCGGTCCGCCTCGCGGCGCAGGTACCACGCCGCCTTGCGCAGGTCGGTCGCGGCGTCGCCCTTCTTGCCGGCGCGGGCCAGGTACTTATAGGCGTTGCCCAGGTTGAACCCGAGATGTTCGCAGATGTCGATGGCCTCGACGCCGGACGGGTGCTGGTAGTGCGCGGGGTGTTCGACTTGGTTGCTCATGTCGTCGACCCTACCGCGCCACCGGGAGGGGTCGCGCCCTCCGCGGCGACCAGCGCCGTCCACTCGTCGGTGGGGAAGAACCCTGGCTCGCAGTCACCGTGGCGACGGTGCCACCACCCGCCCGCCTCCCGGGCCAGCGTGGCGAGGTTGTCCGTGACGGGGTGGCCGGCGTGGCTCGCGTCGCGCCACAGGTCGAAGGCCATCGTCTCCGGCCACACGCCGTCCTCGTCGTCGAAGGCATCGTAGTAGTTCCGCGCGTAGCACTCCATCGCCTCGCGCAGCCGCAGCGCCGCCTCTCCGTCGAGACCACCGCGCGCCTCGACGACCGCAACTTCCAGCCGGCGGGCCGCGGCGTCCGCCTCTTGCCGGAGCGCCACCCGCTTCGCCTCGCACGCTGGGCAGTCACCGAAGCGCCGGCCCTCTGGCAGCGGCTCCTTGCAGGTGTGGCAGAGGCAGCACCGCTCGGCTGCGGCGAGGCTCTGCCGGGCGCCGTCCGCGATGTGGGCGGCCTTGCCGTTGCGCCAGTAGGTCATGCACGCGCTGCCCTTGTCGCCGAGGGTGTGGCAACGCCCGCACGCCCAGGCGTAGGTGATGCGGTTGTGGCGCAAGGGGATGGGGTTCATGGCGTCACCGTGTCACGTCGTCGGGAGGGGTCGCGGACCCGGGACCGATGGGCGACCAGTCCTCGTCGTCGGTCACCGTCCGCACGATGTCGACCATCCGCGCCGCGACCTCCGCGCCGCCGGTGATGCCCTCGGCGTTGGCCCTGGCGATCTCGGCGTCCAGGTGGTCCAGGATGGCGCGCACCTCGCCGGGCGCCATCATCGCCCCGTTTGCCACGTTCTCGACGGCGCGGCGGCCTGACACGCGGCTGGCGTTGCGGGCGGTGGACAGGTCCGCGAGGAGGCCGAAGAACAGCCGGGCTTGTCGGTTGGTCATGGCGCCATCCTACGGCGCGGCGCACACGGGTCTGACGCGCTACGATCCGGCCATGGGCAAGACCAACCTGCGGAAGTTCGCCGCCGAGCTGCGCAAGGCCCGCGCAGAGATGAGCGCCGACACCAGCGAGGAGGCGTACCGTCAGGCTCACGACGCCCTGGCCGGCAAGACGATGGCGCCACAAAAGGCAGACGCCCCGCACGGCGTACCGGCGGGGCGTCAGGGTCGCGGGGCATCAGCCTCGCGGGTCGGGTCTGTAGGATTATCGGCGGCGGTAGCCCTCGGCGCGGTCCTCGGCCAGCGACGTGGCCATCGTGGCGTGGACCAGCGCCAGGGTCTCGGCGCGCTGGACATCGGTCATCGGGTCCGTGTCGGGGATGGCCTCGTCCTCCACGATGACGACGGGCGGCGACGACGGGCGGTCCTCGGCGGGTGGCGCCACGGTCGGCCACGGGAACGGCCTGGGAATCTCCTGCCCGGCCATCTCCGCGACCTGGAACACGTCGAGCAACGCGCGGACCATGCCCAGCCGCTCCCGCCCGGCGTCGTCGAGGCCGCCGGTGAACAGGGCGTCCGCGAGCTGGCCGTGCTCCACGTACAGGCTGCGCTTGGCCAGCGCCAGCAGGAGCGCGCGGTTGTGGTGGTTGCGCGGGACCAGGCCGCCGTTGCGGAAGCCATCGGCCATCACGACCCGCAGCGCGCACTCGTCCGCCGCGGTGAGCCAGTCGCCGCGGTGCATGGCCGCGTACATCTTGGGGAAGGCTGCGCCGGTGCCGGCCGCCCACGCGATGCTCATGCACACGGTCTGGGCCTCCACGGGCCACGTCACCATGGCCGGGTAGGTCTTGAGCAGCGCCGACTCGAACTCGTCGAAGCGCACCAGCGTGGCCCGCTCCAGTTCGTCCGGGGGCAGCTCGATCTTGACGTGCTTGCGTGCCTCGCCCGCCCCGATCTGCGCGATCCGGTCGCGGACCGCAGCGGGCGCCGACATCAGCGCGTGCCACGCCTCGTCCACGTCGGCGCGCGTCGCCGGCTGCCGGGTCGCGGTGAGGATCCACCGGTAGGTGTAGGCCAGCGCCAGCGACGGGGTGACGCCGATGGCCACGGTCCACACCTTGCGCCGGCACAGGTACGGCCACGGGATGATGCCTTCCTTGTTGCGGTTGAAGGCAATCCATCCGGCGCGGATGCTGGGGTCGAGTCGGGTCATGGGGTGTCCTTCGGTCGCTGCGTTGCCGCGGCTTGCAGCACGTCTTCCTCGCCGCACTCGTCCCAGGTGAACCACAGGGCGCCGCACTGGTCGCAGCGGAACCGCTCCGTCCCGGGCGGGTAGACCCACCGGGCGCCATCGTCGCCACGCTCCAGCCCGGCCACGTCGGCGCGGCGCACGGTGCCGCGGCAGCCGTCTTCCTGGCAGGCGAACGGGCGGTGCGGGTCCGGGTCGGTCACGGGTCCTTCAGGTACGCCTCGACCACGGCGTCCAGGTTCAGCGGACGTAGCGCCGCCTCCCCGTCGCGGAGGATGCGCCGGGCCAGGTCCAGGCCCATCGCTGGCGTCTCGGCCACGCGGACGTCGCTGGTGTGGTAGGTGTACGCCGCGCGGGCCTCGCACAGCAGCGCCAGGTAGGCGCGGGCACAGGCGTCGCGGATGCGCTCCGGGGGTAGCGCGGTCATCACACCACCCGGATGCGCCAGGCGAGGCGCCGGTCTCCCAGCCACCACCCGTTCGCCTTGCGGACCAGCGTGCGGGTGCGCGCTCGGATGGCGGTCGGTAGGCCACGGTTGAGCGGGTCGGTCTGCCCGCCGTCGACGGACATGACCTCGGCGCCGCCGGTCCCGACGACGACGAAGCCATGGGCGACACCTCCCCACTCTTGGAGCCACCGTTGCTGCGCGGTCGGGTCCCTGGGGGGCGAGCCACCCTGCCCGACCATGATGATGTCGCCGGGTCGGATGTCTGGCGCAGCGTCGCCACGCCAGAGGTCCGGCGTGAGGTAGCCGCGCTGGCGCCCCCACTCCGTCAGCAGCGTCTCGATCTGCCCGAGGGTCTTGGCGTAGGGGGTGCGGAGCGCATCGACGCGCCGGCCGTGCAGCGTGATCTCGCCGGGCAGGCACCACGCCCCATCGGCGTCCTGCTGGGTGGCCAGGATGGCGCGGGCGTGGAGCAAGCACGCGCTCTGCGTTGCGGCCATCTGCACCGCGGCGGCCAGGTCGTCGAAGGGGTGGATGGCCTTGGCGTAGGCCGGGCGCTTCGCCTTGTCGCCGTAGGATAGGTCCACGGTTTCGAGTGCGAGGAGGGTGTTGGTGTCGTCGAAGGCCATCGGGTCACCTTGCCAGAGCGGGTCAGGGGGTCGCGCGGACCATGGCGCCGACGTGGCTGCTCACCGCAGGTACGGGCCCGTCCGTCTCGTCGGCCTCCGGCACGCAGGACACCGCCTGCACGCCACAGCAGCCTAGCCAGATCAGCACGGCCAGCAACGCCAGGCCGAGGGTCATGTTGATCTGCCGCTCCTCCTCGCCGGGCACGTCGTCGTCATCGTCGTAGGTCATGTGCTTCCCGCCGTGATCTGGAACGTCTCGTAGCCGTCCCCGTTGGGGAAGCTCTGCACGTCGCCCGTATCGAACGTGACCCGCACCGTGAACTCGTAGATGCCCGCTGCCGCCGGCTCACCGCTCGCCCACGTGTAGGTCACGCGACCGGTGGGCGAGGACGGGATGACCAGCGTGCGGGTGGTCCACGTCGTCGCCCCGCGTAGCCGGTACTGGAGCACGGCGCCGGTGACCGGCATGGTCGCGTCGTTGAGGTTGAACGCCACGCCGTCACGGGTCAGCGTCGCGGTGAAAATCGGTAGCGTGTCGTCCACGCGCTTCAGGATCGATGGCACGGAGGTAGCCCTTGTCGTGGTGCGGGTGGTGAGGACGGCGGTGACCTGCCTGGCCACGGCGGCGCTCGTGGTGGTGCGCGTCGTCAGCGCCCGGGTGACGGTCGGGAACCCGAGTCCGGGGAACTGAAGGCGCAGCGTGCCATACGCCCCGACGGGGACGCCGCCCACGCCCGCGCCGGACAGGGACAGGGTGCCGCTGCCGGTGGACGCCACGGCCACGCCGCCGGTGCAGACGCCGCCGAGGGACAGGGACCCGGTACCGGTCCCGGCCACCGCCACCGTCCCGGAGAGCGCGCCGCCGAGGGACAGCACGCCAGGCGCCGCCCCGCCGACAGGCACCCCGCCGGACGCGGTGCCGGCCAGGGACAGCGCCCCCAGGGCAGCGCCGCCCACCGGGACGCCGCCCACGCCCACGCCAGCCATGGCGAGGGACGCCGCCGCCGTGCCCCCGACGGGGACGCCCCCGACGCCGACGCCGGCCAGGGACAGGGCACCGGCCCCGGTCGCCCCGACCGGGACGCCGCCGGTGACGGTGCCGGCCAGGGACAGCGCCCCGGCGCCATCGGCCCCGACCGGCACGGACCCGGCGACCACGGCGGCCAGGGTCAGGGTGGCGACCGCTGACGCACCGACCCCGATGGACCCGGTGATGGTGCCGTCGAGGGTGCCGCCGGACGGCGCCTCATAGAGCGAGCGGAGGACGAGTAGCATGGGCGGACCTCACCTCACTGTTGCGCGAGGATCTGGAACACCTCGGCGCCGGACGACCGCAAGACCGTCGGCAGCCCCGCCTTGGTGGACCCGTCGACGAAGGTGACCATGCTCATCCGGCCGCCGACGATGGCCGTGCCTTGCGTGAACCGAAGTTGCGCCCACTCGTCGAGGTGCCGGTGAAACGCATTGAACCGGTAGAACGTCTGGCTCCCGTTGCCCTGGATGTAGGCGTACTTCCCGCCGTTGATGGTGTTGGCGCCGTCGTAGACGAGGCAGGACCCGGTGGTCAGCGTGGGGCCGGACCCGTACACGACCGCGTTGCTCCACAGCCCGTTGGTGCCCCCGGCGATGTCCAGCACGTCCAGCGTCGTCACGCCGCCACCGCGCCAGGTGAACACCTGTGACCAGCGGAAATTCTTGTCCGGGTCCTGCGTGGTGTACGTGGTCGGAATCCCGAACGCCTGGAACGCCATCACGCCGGCCGCCACCGCGCCGCCGCGGACGCCATAGGTGGTCGTGCTCCAGGTGTCGCCGGTCTGCGCCGAGCCCACGGTGTCCGGCGCGTAGGTGAAGGTTGACGTGCTGGCGCTGGACCAGAGGATGATCTCGTTGTTGTTCTCGATGACGAACTGGCACGTGGCCGAGGGCGTCACGGTCCAGTTCCCGTTGACCGTGTAGACCGGGCTGGAGCCGGCCGTGTGCGAGGTAATCCGGCGGCGCTGCCCCACCGCAGTCGGGGTGGTCGTGTCCTTGACGATGCGGATCTGGAAGTTGCGGAACTCGTTGGCCAGCACGCTGGCGTCGCCGCCGGTGGCCTGCCCGGTCAGCGTACCGGCCGCGGACGCCGTGGCGGTCAGGGCGCGACCGCCTACGCCACCGTCGCCGGTGCCCAGCACGAACCCTTCGCTGGGCACGCAGTTGGAGGGGGTGTAGCCCTCGTCCAGGCAGACGATGGCCGAGTCCGTCCCGATGGTCGCCGGGAGGTTGGTGGTCCCGAGGTTGCCGGAGAAGGAGTTGGTGGCGACGTCGTAGTATTTCCAGACGCCCGCGGCCAGCGTGCCGGCGGACAGTAGGTAGACGCGACCCGACAGGATCTCGTAGCCGTCCCCCACGGCCGGCGTGAAGGTGAGCGGCGTGTCCAGCACAATCGTCGGCGTGGTGCCGCCGCTGTTCGAGAGGATGCGCCGCTCCTGCACCAGCCCGCTACCGCCCGCGGAGTTGCCGATGATGCGGATGGTGAACCCGCCGTCGTCGCCGAGCATGTTCAGCCCGACGGCCGCCGGGAGCGCCGTGGACAGGGTGAGCCGGGTGGTGCTGGCGCCCGCGGCGATGGTGCCACGAGGACCGCGTGACGGCGCCATGACGCCGGTAGCCCCAGCCCCGAAGGTGCCGGTCAGGGCCGGCGACCCGACGAGGGACCAGCCGTTGTTGTTGACGTTGTACTGATTCAACACCGTGGCGCTGACGAGCTGGAACAGTGCGTGGTAGCGCATCTCCGAGCCGCGCAGGTCGCTGATCATGCACCCGCCGGCAGCCGAGGCGTTGGGAGCCACAGCCAGCGGGCGCCACTCCGGCAGGTCGAGGATGCTCTTGAATCCAAAGGTGGTCGCCATCTCAGGTGATCCTTGCGCGGACTTGCATCGCCCAGGTGGTCTGCGCCGCGTCGAAAAGTTTGGTCTGCCGGGCGTCGAAGCCCGCGATCTGGTTGAGCGTGGTGACGGTCGCCACCGTGGTCACGGTCGTCACGGTGGTCAC